CGTGCTTCCCACTGTTGCTTAAAGGCTGATGGTTCTTTCATATTTTCTTTCGTTGGAGCAGGATATCGGGTTCGAACCGATGACATTCTCGTTGGCAACGAGACATTCTACCACTGAATTAATCCTGCATGGTTAATAGGTGAGGAACAATGTTTCAATTCAAGCGAATAGTCGCAAAGCAATATGCAATCAGCAACATGCAATGGACAGTCCACAAGAGTTTATCCACGAAGCAACAAGCAGCGACTATAACAGTCAAGTATAATCGTGGAGCATAACACTGTAAGTTTGGACGATAGTTCGGATTTGGTTTTCAAGACCAAGCCAATACCTTTGTAGGATATTAGTTTTTGCTCTATTCCCTGTCCTCTACGCATTGTCCCTCGAAACTTAGATGATACCTTCCAATTTCAATACCATTTCATCCACACTATCGATATCGATAGTTTTGTTGACATTCAAAGTCAACAGCTTATCTTGAAGTACTTGCTTCTCTCGCTTCAATTTCTTCACGACTTCTTTAGAGCCATCGATAACGCTCTGGTCGACAACAGATGTTTCCACAGTGCTGTAGCGATCACCATAGATACGATCTGTGGCACTTGCTGTAGTTGCTTTCAACTTTTCAATGCGAGCAATAATCTCACTCAAAGTTTTAGCCACATCCTTGGTGGACACTGCAGAGTAAACTGCCATATTTGCATCGATCAACTCGATGTCAGCGAGGATGTCGCTGATACCAGAAGCTGCATTTACTCGTGCAACATTCTTGCGAATGTTAAACAACGCAGTGTTCAATGCTACCTTGCGAGTAACATCAGTGGTAAAGTCAGACATTGCTTTGCCCAAAACACCATCAACATTTTTGGTGAACTCTGTAATGCTAAGAGTATCATTGACATTCTTAGCTGCAATCGCCTTGCGGATCTCGCTCTGGACTGCATTTGCTTTTCGTAGGGTAATTTGCATATTATTTCTCCAATTCAATAGGTATATTATACATCAATGATAATTGCAAGACAAGTTTAAAGTAAAACTGCTTGCTTGTATTCGTAGTTGACAGTTTGTTCGTTCTCTCTGAACACGACAGCACCATTCCTTAAATGGAATTTTCTTGCCATTTCAGTTGGTGGTGATAGCGTAACAAACCTTGTGATTTCTTTTCTGTTCTCTTTGATATGTTTTACTGCATCAAAAATAAGTTTTCTTCCAGCACCTGGAGCATAACTCCAAATGGTATAGAATACTGCAACTGATGGATCAATACATTTTTCAAACAGTTCACCTTCAGTAGTTGGAATCGTTTTCTGATAACTAACGCAAGTGATTGCTTTTACCACATCATCCTCATCACGAAAGACAAAGATGTCTTTGTTCTCTCCGATTCTGTCAGTGTGGGGTATAGTTGGTCGAACTGGATCTTCCAGTAACAACGAAACAAACTGCTCTGTTATAAAATGTATTGTTTGTATCACATCAAGCTGCTTTCTGAAAAGACTTATATCTGTCTGCTGCATATGATGCAGCAAATGCATTTGGTTTAACCATCGGAACAACATTACACATTCCACGAATGTATCCTGTTGCTTCTTGTATTACACAAGATGAACCATGCATATCATCTGGGTTAATATCCAGATGGACTTCTACCTCTCTATCCTCAAGCACATCATGTAACTTAAGATATAGTTCAGCAATCTTATATACTTCGTTCATCAATCTCATTCTTGGTTTGTCTCGTTTCTGATCGTAATCTCTCTCACGAACTACTTCACCAAAAATCTTACAGCCATTGTTTCCATTGATATGGACAACAACAACCATAATATAATCTGCGTACCAATCTTTACCAATATTAAATCGTTCAGAGTCACCACCGATATAGATTTTAGTCTCTGGTGTTTGTTCTGCAATAAATTGTCTCACTTCTTCAATATCAATTTGCTTACGCATTTTATACTCCTACTTATATGGAGCGGATAGGGGAAATCGAATCCCACTCTGCACAGCTTGGAAGGCTGGCGACACACCTCGTGCTTACCCGCATTAAAAATCAGCACTACCCAGTCTATTCAACTGTTCATCTTTTTCTCTTAGTGTATTTACCCATTCATCTTGAGTACGATGAATGTTAGTTATAAGAGCCAGACGATAATCATAGTACATTCCCATCTCAGCATTACTTGGCTCAACATAATGAATCAAATAACCTGGATGCACAATCAATAATCCTTCTTCAACTTTCACTTTCTTAAAAGCAGTAAACTGATTAACCCAATTGATACCTGCTCTTGGATCCATGAATGTTAAATTTCCAGGATTGGTTTCTTTCACATCAATATAGAAAACACCAACACCATATACATTAGCGTGACGATGTGGAGTGATTCTATACGGAGAGTTTGGTTTAGTCTCACGAAAATATCCTTTAGCAACTCTGAATGGTGGCAGTGGCATCTCACAATGTGGACGAAATGCTCTCTCTGCCATCTCCATGATCTTTTCTTTAACGATCACCATCGTCTCGGGCAAATCAGGCAGTGTCCAAAGATCAGTTTGGTTTAATGTTCCTAAACCATTCTCCACCAAAAGATATTTTACATCTTGTTTTAGTCTAGCAATAAACTCTGCACCGAATGGTTTTGCCATAATCACTGGAGTAGACCAAAGATTATGTAGCACCTCTTCATCTTGTTTTGGAACATCAATATAAGTGCTCCAACCCATTGTCACTTCACAGTTTTCTTTTTCCATGTTAATTCCTTTGTATCATTCTAAACACTAGAGTAAATCTCTCTCCACTAGTTACTGGTTCTACATAATGTATGTATTCTTCTCCAGCTGGAGCGATTATCAGTGTTCCTTTAATTGGATTAAGAGCAACACCTTGATTTGGATATACCAGTTGTCCACCAGCAAAGTTATCATTCAAAAATATAACTGCAGTATGTGTCCAATCTTTTACTCGTTTAACTACTCCATTATCAATCACACAGTTATCTGCATGTGATGCGTTGTATGAATTGGTGGGATAGTATGCAATTGAAACTGATTCTATCTCAAATGGTAACATAGAACATATATCTTTTACTACATGATGTTCAGTGCACTTTACTTTCTTACAACCATAACTTTCTGCAGGATTAACGAAGTATGACATATCAGTGCTGGTTTCTTTTGGATTAACATCCATCATTAGCACTTGTATATTGTTATCAGATAAAAATCTAGAGTAAATTTCTATTTTCATTTTCTTGGCATCCCCCCAGGGACTCGAACCCCGACCAACAGTTTTGGAGACTGGTATGCTGCCATTACACTAGGGAGATATAAAAATTTTGTACGATTCTTTCTTTTTGAATTGACATATTACCTATTCTATGTTTCGTTCCAGCTTTCCAACTGACGAATCTATTACTAACATTCTTTACAACAACTGTTTCATGAAATAATTTATGATACTCTTCTAGTTGTACATCATTATATGTATAACATTTATCTAATGTTATTTCAAATTCTTCTTGTTTTGTCCAGTTATTTTGTGGATTAGTTTCATAAAAAGAAATTCCACTATTAGTATCTATTACATCAGATATAAAAACTAATCCACAAAACAATAATTTGTAATTGTCAGGATTCACTTCACATAAAAATGGATTTCTTCCATCAATATGTATTCTTCCATTTACACTATTTTCTCTGTATTGTTGTTTTGTTATATGTGTATTAACAAAAACTTTGTTTGCATCTAAATTAAACATGCGAAACATATGTTTGCAAAAATGTTCATTAAATTCTGGTGATATGATACTTAAATCATCTGATTTATTAGAATTACCGCATGTTATACCAAGACATTTATCACTTAATGATTTTAAATGATCTATCGTTTCTTGGTTATAAAAATTATTAATAATCTGTATCATAAATTTTGGTGCCCTCAGTCGGATTCGAACTGACCACCTACGCATTACTAGTGCGTTGCTCTACCAAATGAGCTATGAGGGCTAAACTTTAATCAAAAACTGCTACAACAAATTCTTCGTCAATCATCACTCTTTGTGCATCATCAACTTTAACAACAGTACCTTTAGTCCACTCAAGAAGAACAACATCACCTTCTTTAACTAATGTGACATCTGGTCCAATCGCAAGCACAGTTGCTCTTTTAGATTCTCGAACTGATGTAGCATTATCAAGAATGATACCTGACTCACTTTTTGTTTCACTCTTGTTTTCAGCAACAAGAATTTTCTTCTTCAATGGTTTAATAATCATACTTTCCTTTATATTAATGGTGGAGATGGAGAGAATCGAACTCTCAATTTCTGGTTGCAAACCAGATGTGTTCCCATTAGCACTACACCCCCGATATACTACTTATGCTTGGTGCCCCATGAGAGAATCGAACTCCCGTCCTCGGATTACAAAACCGATGTTCTACCATTTAACTAATAGGGCGAAAACTTGGTCCGAGTGGAGAGATTCGAACTCCCGACCCTCTGCTCCCAAAGCAGATGCGCTAACCAGACTGCGCTACACTCGGATAAAACTGGTGGTGATGAGTGGATTCGAGCCACTGACCTACTCCGTATGAAGGAGTTGCACTACCGCTGTGCTACATCACCATATTGAAACACACTAAAGGTTTTTCTCTAGAACTGGATCTACCCTAAACCTTAACGATATTTTATAATGTGTTTCAATATGGTGCCCCCAGCGAGACTCGAACTCGCACCCGAAGACTGGCTTCTAAGACCAGCGTGTCTACCAATTCCACCACAGGGGCAAATGCTTCCTATCTATCGTGGTAATTATAGTGTATCAGAGTTGCAACTCATCACTTACACCTTCCACCCACTTGCCATAGATAGGACTCTCGTGTCGCCAACGCTGGTTAGGTAGACCCATGATTTTACTCATGCCCTATTCAAAGGGAGAACCATCCTACTGATCGTCAGTCAGTTTCTCTCGTGCGGATCACACTAGCAGTGATTAGCTGCAGGTTTGGTTGCGGATGCAGGAATCGAACCTACCTCTGTCCAGCATATGAAACTGGTGAGTTCTACCAGAACTCTAATCCGCTATATTGGCTCCAGTGGCAGGGATCGAACCTACGACCAATTGATTAACAGTCAACTGCACTACCGCTGTGCTACACTGGAATAAACTTGGCGACTCGACGGGGAATCGAACCCCGATAATCGGATAGACAATCCGAAGTAATAACCTTTATACGATCGAGCCAAAAACTATGGTGGAGGCAGTTGGAGTCGAACCAACATTGTTTACCACGAGGGAACGGATTTACAGTCCGCTGCAGAACACGCCATATCTACAATGCCTCCATAATATTAGTTTAGTGTTATCGTGCCTATTTGCCAACAAAGGTGCTTCCTCTGGCGAGCGACTAGCAGTTATATTAGGATCCGTTCCTCGCACAGTTGGACCCGCATAGTCATAGCGTCCTATGACGATACCTTGATAACACTAAACTAATACCACATTTAATTACACTGGATGTATGACAACAATCCCACTCTGGGTTAACCACGCTATCGTCTAGCGAATGGTTGTCATCCACATTACATTCCAAGTTGTTCCAGCGTGA